TTCCAGTATGGACCGGAAACCGGCACGTCGGAAATTGAATCCAGATTCCACGTCAGACACAATTCGGATTCCGGGATTCCTTTCAAGGATAATCCGTTGTTGCGATTCCAGGGAGGATAATTGTTTTCGGGACGAAACACGGACATATCCGGTTGTTTCGGCGGTATCTTCGACCCACACGCGGTAATGACCGCCTTTGGTTCGCTGAACTTTTGCAAACTTCCCCTGCCTGATCCAGTTGCCAATTGTCACCCGCGTTACGCCGTATAGCTTTGCCAGCCAATTTACTCGTCGCCACATGTTGTAAACTTATCGTTTTTATCAGTCGGTGTCAACAGCCGCTTTGTGTTGATCGTTCAAGAATGAAGGCAATGAGATTCGCTTGGGTTCTGGTTAACTGCTTGCTCATTTTCTACGGCTCCTTTGCATATCTTACGCACCGCCCAGGAAACTTCGCAGGCCCGCAAGCACGACGCAGACGGCGGTAGATAGATCCCGATAATGCACGTCTTCAAAAAGTCGCGATCATAAAACTCTGGGTCAGCCCATTTTTTGATAGCAAGCAGCTCTGGCAGCGTTAACGGTTTGTCCGCGCAGCCAGGGAAGCGGTCGTTGTGTTGGATGCGATGGTGCAAGGAGCACGCTGACCAGATGCACCTGCGGTCAAGCCGTCGCGGGTGGGTGCAGGTGTCGATGTGCGCCCGCTCGATCAGGAACGGCGCGTTCCAAAACGTCGGCCTGTCCCGTGCCGCCCGTCCGCATCGCCAGCAACGGCCGCCAGTATCCTTTATGAACGTCTTATATTCGCTGGCTATCTGCTCAGGGGTTTTGGGCACGGTGAATTTCCTCACGCTTCTTTCGTCCTGCTGCGAATATCCTGTCCCGTTCTTCGTCGGTGAGCAGGCCGTACTTGTGTGTTGCTACAACCTCCCGGCCTGTGTTGTTCAGGTCTTCGTCGGAGTTGCTCTTGTCGCGGATGTAGTTGATGATTGCTTCGCAGAGCTCCTTGCTCATGCCAGCTTGCCTCCGTGTCTCTTGGGCCTTGTTGTGTTATAGGACATCTTCAGGTCGCAAGTGGCAAGCAGGTCAACGCCGTTTGCTTTGGCCATTGCAATGCAGACTGCGAACAGGCCGTTGGCATTATCCAAGGCGTCGCCCCTCCAAGGAAAATCGTTGTCGCTTAGATCCAGCATTCGGCTTACGGTTGCCGACAATCCGAAGATGAATCGTGGAATGTCACACTTGGACATGTCCATGACTTGGCTGGACACGTCCTGGTATTTCCACTTGTAGGCTCCCATTGTGTCTCCGAGTCGGACGAGCAAATCTGCGATCTCGACCCAGAATCCTTCTGGCTTGAATGGCGTCCCGTCAATATGGTACATCAGGCCGTCATGCCCTAAGTTCATTATGTCGTCGTGGCCACTCCACCATAAGCCCATTCGCCCCGCTCTGTATTCCTCCCAGGCTTCCATGATCTCTGACAGGAAATTATTGGTCTGTTCGACGGCAGTTCGGCCCTGGGCTCCATTGGGCCACCAGCCGGATTTTACTGCCTGGGCGTGGCTGTGTTCAATCAGTTCTTCTGCGGTCATGCGTGCGTCCTTTCTCGTTTTTTCATCCAGGGGAAGACTTCCCCAACTTGCCTTGCCCAGTCTCCGCTGCTGCGATCTGGGCAGTGTTTTAGCGCCCGTGAGTCGGGCCAGTTTCCGGTTTCTTCGTGGTATAGCCAGCGTGCGAACGACAGCGGCCTCTTGGAGTGGAAGGCGCGGTAGCGAGCCGAGTCCCATGCCTTCTGTGCGTCGGTTGCCTTGCTCTTGGCCTTGTATCGACACTCGTCTGCCGAGACTTCTCGCATTTGGCCGTCTGCCATGCGAATGCGCCGCACCTGTCTTCCAATCTTATGGCCACAGTTTGGGCATTTGCCGTCAGATAGTCGCTCCCAGGGGGAAAGGCTGTATCGGCACTCAGGGCACTGCCAGGGCTTCTTGCCATTGGTGCAATCTGCGCCGCAGTCTTGGCAGCGCCCATTTTTGATTGCCTTTGACCCGCAGACCTTGCATTTTCTCCCGGCGCGTTCATCGAGCACTTCAGCGGTGGTCTTGTCGTCTACGATCTGGTCCCAGGGCGGGTTTTCGTCTGGGTGAATCCCGTGCCGCCAAAGGTTTCCTGCGAAGTCCAGCCAAATTGCTTTTTCTTGATCCCCGTGTGGTCGCCGAACCCTGCCGAGCTTCTGCCACCATGAGCGGAACTGGAAATTGGGCTGAAGGTCGATTCCACACTGTGCTACTGGACAATCGAAGCCCTCTCGCAAGACATCAACGGCAAGCAAGATCCTAGCGTCAGTGTCCTCGAACGAGGTCAGTGTTGCCTTGCGATCCCCTCGCTTTGTCGCGCCTTCAATGACATCTGCCTTTACTCCGAACTCTCGAAACTGCTCTGCTAGGCCGTAGGCGTATTTTACTCGCGGAACGAACACAAGCGTCTGCATGTCCGAGTACGGCTCCCACCACTTAAACACATTGGCGGCAACGGTACATCGTTCTATGACCTGCGCAAGCTGGTTCTGAGAATACTCTCCGCTGCTTGACACTGTAACGCCTTTCCTCTCGACGCCAGCCTTGTCGATCCACACGCCTTCTACGTCAGGCTCCGAAGGCGCGTAGCATCGTGTCGGCAGGAGCCATTTGCCGCTTATCAGCTCCGTGTTCTTGACCGGCTCAATGATCCTGTCGTACAGCCCAAGTAGCGTTTTGCCTCCGGGTCCAACTGGAGTAGCCGTGACACCAAGGCATTTGGCGTTCGGGTACAGATTGAATAGCGCGTCTGTCGCTTGCGGGACTTGGTGCGCCTCGTCGATGATGACCCAGTCTGCTGGTGGCATATCCTTCCATTTGCGAACCTTGAGCGTCTGAATGCTGGCAACCTGCACCGTCGCTTCACGGTTTTGTGGCGAATCTGCCATAATGATCCCGAATGGAACCTTGTATGTGGAACACTGCTTGGCGAGCTGCTCGACGAGGATTCTCCTGTTTGTGACAACCAAGAGGCGGCGAGATTTTTCCGTGATCTTCTTGGCGTAGAAGGTAATCACCACTGCTTTGCCGAAGCCTGTTGGTGCCACAGCGCAGAGGCGTCGGACCTCTGACAAAGCCGAATTGACACTGCCAGCGAATACCTTCTGTAGCGGTCGCAGTTCCAGTTCCATTTCACCTTACCTTTTTCTGCCAGTTGGCCAGTGACTTCCTTGCTTCATCCAGGGAATCTAGTGCCTCTTGCGCGAAGTCTGGCTTGGGTCGCTTTCCATCCAATGTGCCGAGTACCTTGTCAATTCCGATTCGGGTGTTGTCGATGGTCTTGATAAGGCCACCCAGCTGCTTGCGCACGGAGTTTGCAAGCTCCTGGGCTGGAGTCATTGCTTGCGCTGGCCCTTCATAATCACCAATGGCCTCGCCAACTGTCTTGATCTTGCTGTCGTCAACGAGCTTGACGATTTCACGCTGTTCGTCCATGTTGTATTCGGACAACCTGGTTAGCTCAGCTTGTCCGGGCTTGATTTCATTCAGCCTTGGCTTTAAGTTCGGCGCGATATTGTCCCAAACTGACGCCACCTGAGCCGCTGCTGCGATTCCGCCTTTGACGCCGGGCTTAGACTTCGGGTAGTTCTTGCCGTCTCTGCCAGACGATTTCTCTTCGTCGTCTTGCGGGATGAGTATTCTACCACTATCGGCTGGCATGCGCATTTGCGCATCATGTCCGATAGAGGGGGTTTTTGACCTACGCTCCGCAACCATCATCTGAACCATTCTTGGGGAAACATTCGCCATTTCCGCAATCTTGGCCTGCGTCAACCGTCTCCACTCCTTGTCGTCCAGCAGCCGATTGACCGCCTTTCGCTTGTCGGCAGGGGTCAACCGCACCCCGTGGGCGTCATTGTCGAGCATTGCGTCCAGAACTGCCGCTCGCTCGTCGCCATCCATGATTTCGCATTCCAGGCTGGCGCGTTTTGCCCTGGTCGCCGCCGTGTAGCGATGGAAGCCGCGAGACAGGATGTATCGCTCTCCGTCATAGAACACACGCAGCGGCGGCAGCGGGTGCTTGGAATCGGGCGCGTAGTGCTCGGCGTAGTCGGCGATGGCGTCTTCGTTCAGCGTTGCCCGTGGCTGGACGGTTCCAAGCACCTGAATTAAGTCGATGGACAGGACTTTGGTAGGCATGAGCACTCCCATAAAAAGCAAGGCCCCGCACACTCCACCGCCTGGACGAGCGCGGACCACTGCGCCGGGCAAGAGTGCCCTCGGTCGAGTGTGCAGGGCTTTGGCTTTGATGGGGATGGCATCTTGTGGTCCTTTATCAAAGACGGTCCAGGTCTTCGATGGCGATTAAGTGTCCAGGGTTTCGTTTTGGCTGTCAAGGTGAATCAGGCGAGCTCGTGCCGTTTTAGCGCCTGCACGAAGATGTACAGCCCAAGTTCGCTGTCGATATGGTACAGTGTAACGTATCCTTTGGCACCGACGCTGACTGGGTCGTCGCTGAATGTGCATGTGTCGAGTATTTGTTGTGCAACCTTCGCAAGAAATCCGCCAGATGCAACGTACTCCTTGCTGCATTTTTGTTGCTCGATAGACAGCACCATCCTCCCGTCTTCCGTCTTCCATTGGACCCACGGGTATGCTGGCGCTGGGCATCCGCAGTGGCCAGCAACGCGAATGTCTGTCTCACCAACGGGGTCGGAGTAGAGTTCACGGGCAACATCAAGTGGGACATCGCCATTGACCACCCAGTATTTCCACGCTCGCCTGAATGAATAAGGCCCGAGCTGACCCCTGACTCTTGACTCCACCTCGCCTTTGGGGTCTTCGACTGGCACAGCTTTAATCCCGCACCGTTGCAGTTCGTTGGTGCAAATATCAGTTGCTCGGTGATGCCCTGCTAGGTTTTGCATTCGTCGCTTTCCTTTCTGAGTTCTGGTATTTTCCACTCTTCCGCCGCTTCCAGGAGCGTCTCGCCCCCGTAGTCGCCGCTCATAAACCACTCTACGTCTCGCGCTGCTTCTGATGCTGCCTCCAGAGTCTTAGCGCAGCGTGTCATGGCGTCTAGCACGGCTTGCGGATAAGGTGGTTCAGCGTCAAAGTAGCCGTCGTCACATGGCTTGCTATGCCTTTCCACGTCCCCGTAAATGGCGTCTGCTAGGTCTTGTATCCGTCCGAAAGCGTAGTCGTAGCGCCCGCCGCTCATTGTGTGTTCCTTTGCTAGCTCGCTTGCTTTGTACCTGTCGCACCAATACTCTGCTGACGTTGCGCCGATGAACTGGCATTTGCCGAAGCCTGGGATATTCTCGTGTTCTTTCCATCGCTTGCAGTTCGAGCATTCTGGCGTCATTTCTCGCCATCCTTTTCTACCCACCGACGGATCGTACACCGAGCCCACTCCTTCCCGTCTCTCTGAAAGAATGACCCTTGCGATCCGAAATAGGCATCTGGAGTCCAGCCTTGAGGGCAAATCTCTTTCGACTTCTTTATGGCAGTTTCCTTGGCTTGCGAGGAATAGCCCTTAATTCCCAACGGGAACTCCATTGAGTCAATTTCCATCTTCCTTCCAACGCGGTCAAGGCCACGAACCTCTATGTCACATTCAACGCGACCTAGGCCAGTGATCGCCAGCGAGAACTGCTCTGGCGTCAGCGTGGCTTCAGCAAACTCAATGCACGCATCTTCATCTATGAAGGCGATGTGGATCGTGTCGTTTTCAGTGCTGTGCCAGCGTGATATTGTCAGTTTTCCAGGTATCTTCATACTCTCTGTCCTTTTTCATTGAGTTTCCAGGGAATCATGCGAGCGATAAAGTCTTTGCAGCGAGCGTCGTTTGGTTGCTCTTCGACAGTCCTGAAGATAGAGCGGGTGCCCGAGCACGGCCCCGTCGTCTAGCGTGGTCTTTACTCGATATGCGTTGCCGTTGATGTCGTAGCGTTCGTTCATTCCATGTTCCTTTCGTATTACTGACCCACAACCCGTACCGTAACAAGACAGTCCCGTACCGATACGATACACGGCGCATTCTGTGTACGGATACCGACGCTGCTGGCCGCCTCGTACTGCTTGCCATCAACCTTGAACCGAACGACGTAGCCGCCCCAGGTGCCTTTGTATTCGCCGTCTGGGATGACCGCTGCTAAGTTTTCAACGCGGCGGATACACGACAGGGTGGTTGAGATGGTTCGTTTCCTTCTTCTGTTCATAACTACTGGTCACGCCGTTTCATCGTCCTGCGCCTCAAGACACACTGGAACAAACCGCACGCCGTCTACTCGGACCTCAACAATCGAACCCGCAGCGGCTGGGTTTTTATACCACAGGCCGCTGCATCCAGCACGGAACCATACGCCGCTGTCGAGATCACTGGGCGGCATCGGCTCACGCCATCTCCGCACAGCCTCCACTGGTACTTCAGTGTCAGCGACAGCGATTCTCACGATGCGGGTTTCTGTGTCCGCTGAGCACATCTCCCGATACTCTCGTGTCGATTCAAGCTGTCCGCTTATGAAGTCGCGTTCCATTGGTTTCATTTCCGCCCCCTTAGATTGCTTCGCAGCCATACAAACCTCCGCAGGAGGGAACTCGGCGCGTAACAGGTTGAACACGGTCCGCATCCCGTGTTGAAACGCTTCCAGATGTCCTTCGTTTCTATATCCACCACCGAACGTCATAAGGCATCCCTGCTCGTAGTCGTCCCAGGTTTTTGGCGTGGACCGTCCGACGATCTGTACTTGGCTGTCCATTGTCATACTTTCTGAAGTAAAAAATCCCCGACCATCCCGTCACCGCAATGTCCGCTCCTTCGTTGCATGTCTAGGCGCATCCGTAATCTACAGGAACTAGCCGTGTCCGTTCGGCGGCCGGGGCTGTGGTTCATTGTGATCTCAGTGCCGCCAGCTTCTCTTCGAGTTCCTTGATTTTCATTGCCCGTTCTTTCGCTTCGCGGTCAAGCACGGCAGCTCGGTATTCATCGGGGACGTATATTCCGGCCTTGTCGGCGGCTTCGAGCCAATCGCGGCGCGGAAATGTTTTGTCGCCGTCCACTGACTTCCCAGCAAAATGGTCGGCGAAAATCTTGCCAGCCGTTTCCTTGGCCTCGTCGATGCTGCAGCATGGAAACACGTACCTGTAGCAGCCGGACCCGTCGTTGTAGCGGTTCAGTTTCCAGACGAGGCTTCGTTCGGTCGTCCCGAACAGACACAGCAGCCGTAAGTCGCGGTCGCATTGCTCGGCCTTCGCCTGTTCAATCGGAAAGATTTTCGGCGGCTCATAGGTGGCACAAACGTAGTGCGTAATCTTGCCGTCCAGGAAGTCTTCCAGCCTCTTCAACTGATCGTACTGAGCCAGTTTGGCGAGCCGTGCCTTGCCTTCTGTTTCCGCTGTTCGGATTGTGGTCGTCAACTTTGACAATTCTGCTCTCGCCGCCGCGATCTTCGCGTTCAGATCAATCAATGCCGCGTCTTTCTTCTCGCGAGGTGCGCGGTCGTACAGCGGTCCATTGACGACTTCCACATCGTCTTCGAGTGTGTCGCCTGTCTCCGGGTCTTCGTACAGCGGGAAGGCCAATACGGTCCCGTCTTCCAGTACCTCCCTCACTCTGTAAGCATTGCCGTTAATGTCGTACTTGATTCCCATCGGTCATCGTCCTTTCACTTCCCGCCACGTCATCCGCGCCACTAGCCGCGCGGACAGTATCGCGCAGGATAGCATTGGCAGGTATTCTCTGGGAGTTGATTCGATCATTGCTTCAGTGCCGCTTGGCATAGCGACATCCATTCAGGCGTCCAGTCGCGGAAGTCGTCGTAGCGGAACTCCTCGCCAGTTGTCTCTCCGATCCACTGGCTGAACGCGAGCTTGATCTGGTTGCGGTCCTTGCCTTCCAGTTCTTCCTTGTTCGCCGCGAACCAGTCCTGCTTCAGTTTGTTCAGGCTGGCGAGCGTGACGGCCAACGGATCGTCCTTCTCCCGTTCGACGTACTTTGAGCCATCCCAGTCGCCCATGTACACGTCCGCAGCGACGCCGAGCATCTTAGCGGCGACCCCGATCGCGTCTGTTGTCGCCATCTTGAAGCATTCGTCGTTATTGTGCAGGCCCTTGGTTTCCTTGACAATCATCAGGTGCCCACCAATGCCTGGGATCGGTTCAGACCATGCGCCGTCCACCTTGATGTACAGCGACACAAGCGCGAAGGCGAAGACTTCATCGCCAGAAGCCGTTTCGGTCCACAGCTTGTCGATGGTGAACTTCCACCCGATGCCGCAGGGTCCGAACTGTTCGGTCAAGACCTGATATCGCCATTGCGGCGCAATGTTGCTTTTCCCATTCAGTCGCCCGCCTTTGATTTGCTTCAAGACATTGGCGGGAGGTCTCGATACCTTGTTCCACAGTGACAGTGTTTCCGACATGTTTTGACTTCCTTCAGAACGGTGGTTTCTGGGCGAGCTTCGAGTATTCGGACAACAGCCAGTCGCGAAACTTGAGCACCTTTGGTGCAAGCTCGTTCTGGATGTATTGCTCGTCCCGCATGACTTTGACGACGAACAGTGGGTTCATGCCAGACGCTTCAACGCGGGGGTCGAAAGAGCAGAATGCGTACCACATTCGTCCAGTGATCCATAGCGAGCCCTGTACTTGGGCGTTGTGCTTGTCGGGCATCTCGCCTGACATTACGGTTCGCAGGTGGTTGACAGAGCAGTATGGAGCCTTGATCTCAAGCAGCCCATCGTCCCCTATGATGCCGTCTGGGGAGCATCCGATGTACGGCTCGGTCTTGTGCTCGATGAACGCGAAGTCGCCTTCTGGTCGAATGAGTTTCTGCCCGAACTCCTTCTCGATGGCGGGGATGGCACGGTCGAACGCTTCCGACTCCCATTCGGTTCCCCACCGCGTCGGGGCGCTGGTGAAGTTGTCTGCTGGAGCGCAGGTAATCAGTTCTGCCAGCTTCTCGATCATGTACGATTCGGCAGTCTTGGACCATTCTGCGCCCTTCGTCTGCGGTTTGGTCAGTACGTCGGAGAACCGAGAGGCGGTTACGCAACCACATCGTCTCTTGCGCCAGGCTGTGCTTCGTTGTTTCAGGACTTCTTCTGTCATGGCCTTCCTTTCCTTTCCCCCTGCGCCAGCGGCTGGGCGTGCCTGATTTGTTTCTCTGTCACGGCCCAGCCGCTGGCCCGTCAATGAATTACTAGCCCTTCTGAATGACGTTCTTCGGCAGTACCTGATGCGACACCCATAGCAAGCAGAACGACGTAAGCCATCCGATTTTTGGCAGGCCAAACACGGATGTCATGGCGTAGTTCCAGGCCCACATGAACGGGAATGCCATAACGAGTGACAGCGCGGCAACGGTAATGCCAAGCACAATCACGAGTCCGATCGCTTCAAAAGCCTTCACTCTATCTCCCTTCGTCTCGTTCTCGTTCCCATCGTTCTTCTTCAGCGCACTCCGCTTCTTCCTTGGCTTCCTCGGACGCTTGCCGGATGGCAGTCTCGTGAAGCAGAGAGTACATCTCGTCACTGACGATATCCCACACGCTACCTTCGGATGCCTGCCTACGATTCCCGTCTGGGAACTCGATCTGCGATTTCACATACTCGGCTTCCGGTGGCGATCCTGGGTAGTCACGAGTCTTGGCTTCCCCTGGGTACACGTGGAACGTGACTTCCAGCGTTGCCTCTCGGACTGCGAAGGTCGTGTCGCTGGTCACTTCTGGGACCATGATCGTGCGACTGACTGTTGTGGTTCTCATGCTACACTCTTACGTCTTCGTCTGCGCTCTCGACGAGCCCAGACTCGATGATGATGTTGCATTCCGGGCCTTTCCCGACTCGCTCGACAAACAGCTGGATGCCGTTCTCCGCAGCCAGTTCTGCGAACTCGATCATGCTTTCGTCATCGAGCAAGCTGCCGTCCTTCAGGAAGGCGAACTTGAGGTTCGGGCTTAGTGCCACGCAGATGCCCATTGCGACCTTGCGTTGCTCGTAGGACGATCCCTGGGCGAATGGGCGGCCGTTGTATGTCACGCCAGTGTCGTCGTATCCCAGGCCGTCTACGGGCCACTTTGCGGACCTTCGCATTTCCTCCTTCTTGGCTTCGATTTCCTTCAGGCGGGCCGAGGCGGCGAGCCATTCCTTCTGTTTTGCCTGGACGGACTCCGCGAGCTCGTTGTGCTTGGCGTTCTCTCGGACCTTGCGGTTGAGTTCTTCGGCGCTGGCGATCTTCTTTTCGATGTCCGAGGTGTCCTGGTCCTTGAGGGCGTTGACGAGCTTGGTCTGTTCCGTGACAGACTTCAAGTATTCGCTGTGGGTGGCTTCGAGCATGGCCCTGGTTTCTCGCGCCTTGGCAATCTGTTGTTCCAGGGCAGCGATTTCGTCGTCCTTGCGCTCGACCGCCTTGCTGGCTTCGCTGGCCTTGGCTTCCATTGCCCGCAGAGCCTGCCGCTGGGCTTCGTTCTTGCGGTTTGCAGCGTGGACCTCGCTCAACTGCGCCGCCAGCTTGGACACGCTGACTTCCTGATCGGGGGCGTCTTTGTGGATCGGGGCGGCTTCGAGCTGGCTCTTGAGCTTCTTGCCCTCGCCCGTCAAGACGGTTCGGCGGTCGTAGATTTTCTTGTACTCAGCGTCCAGTTCCGAGAAGTCCAACCCGACCAACTCCCGCAAGACTTCGGCCTGCTTCTTGGGGTCCATGCGCAAGAACGACTCGGGATCGAACCCGAGCTTGCCCATTAAGTCGTTGAGCATTGTCTGCGGAGAAGGTGCCTTGTACCCGTCCTTGGTGATGATTTCCAGCTTGCTGTCAACCGTCCCGTCTTCCTTGCGGTAGAACTCGCGGGTGACAGTGATGGGGGGGACCATCTTGGCTGGCTCGCCATCCAGTTCAACGGTGATGCAAGCGCTGTCCTGGCCGTCTCGGATGGGCTTTTCGGGGCAGAGCTTCTTGCCTCCGAGCGCCGCAGAAATTCCGTCCAAGAGGCTGGACTTACCTTGCCTGTTCTTGCCCCCCAAAACTGTGACGGTCTTCTTGGGGCGCATCTCAATGAGCTCGATGCCTTTGAACCCCTTGGCTTTCACGCTTACGATTTGCACTTTGGCTTCCTTTCGTGCTTTGGTGGCTGTCAGCTCTTCTTGGGGCCGCTCTTGATCCGCTTGCGCTGACCGTCCTTGAGGCCAGCGGCGCGGATCGGGTTGCCAAGTGTGCGACGGTCGGTTTCCCGCTTCGGGCGGTGGTCTTTGGCGAACATGGTTTCTTGCCAGAAGGTCTTCATCGTCAGTCTCCAGAGGTTGATCTGTCCCGTCTTCCTGCGTACCATAGTATCCAGCACCGCAGATAATTGCAAGTGGTCTTGCAATTTTCGCGAGGATCGTCTAGGATTTCAACAAAGGAGGACTCGATGGCTAGAAATGTAACAACAACCAATGTGTCTGAAATGCGGGGGTGCCACACGTCGTCCGTGTGCCGCATAGCAAACAAGCGGGGGATTGGCAAGAAACTTGGGCACGCCTGGTTTTTTACCGACGCTGAAGCAAGGCGACTTTGCAAGCTGATCCACGACGGTCCTGGGAGGCCAAAAACTCGAAAACGCTGACCCGAAACCCTTAATCGGAGATATGGGATAAATGCGAAGAATAGCGAAACCGGTGTGCTTGCAGGAACGATCATGGGGCTAGTGGACTACATTATGGGGAAGATGGACGAGTCCGGCACGTTCCAGGTTTACTGCGAGGTGTCCAAGGGCGACACGCAGATCAAGGTGGATATTGATCGAAACCGCTACAGTGACTGCTGTGCGGCTACTGAGGATGGGGAATAAAGTGGACTCCGATGCCTCGTTGGCAGAAAAAAATCTGGAAGATGGCGTTGACTAAACCTGCCCTGGAATGCTATCCTGTGGCCTGTCGGCTGCGTGAGAACAGCCGTTGAATAAGAAAAGGCATTGCAAATGACAGCGAATTTGGTACAATTTGGATATCGCAGCGTTTGCAATGCCTTGCCGAACGCTTTCTCACTAAGAGCCCATCCTGCTTGCGGGATGGGCTTTTTTCGTGCGCCGACCTCCTGGCACGGTTGGAAACCACGTCCAGGCAGTACGCGAGAAGCACCTTCACGACAAATCGGACAGACGCACAGATCAGGGCAAGATGGATGCATAAGCACCGTAAGCCACTGTGGGGCAGAAGCCCGAACGTCTTGTGAAGGCTACGTGCCCGACCACAATGTAGGGCAGAGTGTGGGAATTGCAGGCCGCTCGACGGCTCCGACACTGCAACGCTGGCTGGTGAACTGAAAAATCCGGGCTCTGGCTTGCCTTTGACACCCCGGTCCTTGCCGCAGTCACCAATGGCGCACTCGAACGTCTGACTCGCCAATTTGAACAAACACCGCACCGAACGCCGTCCGTCTATACGGCAAGGGAAGAAAGGTGTTGGTTTGTAAGGGCCGAGAAAGTGCCGAAAGATCAGTGGGCAAGAAACGCGAATCGCAGGTCTTGCCAAATATCGCTTGACATATAGTCTCGTCTAGTCTAGTATAGCACATGAAGCCGTGACAGGCTGAATCGAACAATCCCCGTTGCCGATGGACTTCGCGCTTGCTGCGCACCTGTCACGGCCTGTCGGCGCGGGGTTTTTGATCTGCCATGCGAAGAGCCGTCAAAGTAACCCTGAAGTTTGCTACCGCCAAAAAGCGGCGGGCCATTGACGCCCTGTTGTCTCGTTACCGATCGGCTGTCAATTTTTACATTCGCTCGCTGTGGAATGAACGCGGCAAACTTGATACTCCGACGCTGGCAAGGCTTCAAAGTACGGAACTTTCCGCTCGCTACAAGTCGCAGGCGTTGAAACAGGCGTTGGAAATCGTTGTCAGCACACGCAAGGCTGCCAAGGCAATCGGAAAACCTGCAACTTGCCCGGTGTTTTCCGGTTCTGCCACGCTCGATGCCAAGTTTGTCTCGATTGAAGACGGACGCGGAAGTTTCGATCTGATCGTTAAGGTATCGTCGCTTGTTCCTGGAAAGCGAATCACGATACCGACGAAACACACTGCCGTAACCCGTAAGTGGCTTGCTCGCGGCCAGTTCATACAAGGGTGCTCGATCCGAGAAGATTCTTTGACGCTGTGGATTGAAGTACCGGACGAACCGCCCAAGGAAGGAAGGACGCTCGGCGTCGATATCGGCATCAACAAGCTCTTGTCTGACTCGGACGGCAACCACTACGGCATCGAATTTAAGGCGATCAGTGCCAAGATTCGACGCAGCAAGCCAAAGTCGAAGGCACGCTATCGTCACTACGCTGAGCGAACAAATTTCATCAACCGCGTTGTCAATTTGCTGCCGTGGACATTCTTGTCGGTAATTGGCGTTGAAGCTTTGTGCGACATGAAACGCGGTAAACAACCGAAACGAGGCAAACAATTCAGGAAAGCACTTGCACCGTGGATGTATCGACGGGTTCTTGATCGGATCGGACACAAGGCGCAGGAGAACCGTGTTCTCATGGTAGCCGTTCCGCCCGCTTACACCTCTCAGACGTGTCCAGTTTGTGGTAAGGTCGCAAGGGAAAACAGACGGGGAGAGGCGTTTCGTTGTATAGCCTGTTACCACGCAGGCGACGCCGATACAATCGGTGCAACGAATATCCTCGCTCGTACCCAGGAAACTGTCGGGAGCGTAGAGTCCCCGATGCTCGAAAAGGCGGTGTAATAGGTGACTATTCATTTGCTAACTCTTATCGCAAGATTGAGCCAAAGATAAGGCCCAAAGTGGCCGCTGCGTGGGCGAGGTTTGACAGGGTCGTCGGCGGCAAAGCCTTGCCAGGAGATATCGCAAGCGAGCCAAGGCGGTCTCCTGCTCCACGGAAGTTTGTCAAAAAGAAGGAGCAGCGAAAGCATAAAGAAGAGAAGCCTGCCGGTCGTGTATGGGTTGAGGATTATGGTGAGTATCTGTTGTCAGCGCACTGGATTGCAAAACGCAAGGAGGCGTTTGAATGTCACGGTCGCAAGTGCCATGACTGTGGTGCGAAGGGTAATTTGGAAGTCCACCACAAAACGTACAAGCGGCTTGGGCGTGAGAAGATGAAAGACCTGCAAGTTCTGTGCAAGGACTGTCATAAAACGCGGCATGAGGGGATGCCTCGTGCAGTATCAATTTCTGATTCCGAGCTGGAATCTCGGTCGGCTGAACTGTTGCGTCAGCAAAAGGCGTCAAAAAATAGGAGGCCACGTAAGAGTACGTTGCCCGGTCCTGTTCCTTGGGTTCGCCCAGACTATGACGACGTTGGTCGTGGCGTGGATTCGTCGGTTGTGCGTCAATACGACCCATTGCTATATGGCCTTCCATCTGGAACGACTTGGCCTCGAACTATTGAGGAAGCCCTTAGTCGGCGGTCGTTTTTCCGTTTATAGCCCAAATCAGCACGGCAATAGTACAGCGAGGAAAGGACAATGGCTGAGGAATACCGACGGGTGTGGAAGTACTTCCTGGAGAAGTTGCCCACGCGCTGGAACAAGGATGTTTTGCCTTATGGCGAGGTGGTGGTGACTCACCGCGATGCCCATGCGCAGAGCGAAGAGTACATGGCCAGGAAGCTGATCGCCAAGCAGATAGGTCGTCCGCGCTGTCCTCACGGGATGTTGGTTTGGACAGAAGAGCCAGGCCCGGTGTGGATATCCCTGCCGCACAGTTGGGAATACTTTGACGCAGAGACGAGGCGCTGTGTTCGATGTGGAACATTCCAGCACAAGCGATTTCGTCGTCAGGATTTTCCTACTGGCAAGAAGCGCTGGCGACCACGCGCCGCTCTTTGTCGGGAATACGCGAGGATGCGTAAGCCCATGTCTGAAATCTACAAAGAGAACTCTGAGCGTAATCCGTTTGGTTACTCGTTCATAGTCGTTCCTCGTTTACGTAGCGAAGAAGATGGGCAATAGTACCGTGTTCAGGCGTTCCAACAAGAAAGGGGAAACGGCAGGTGTTCAGGTGTTTGTGTGGCGCAGAACTGACGGTGGAAACCGCAGTTCCGTTGCTTGGATTGCGGGTTTTGGTGTGCCGAGAGTGCGCGTTGAGCGCGCGAGTCGGCGAGGGTGCGTTGCCTAAGACTGACGGCGGAATGCCTTGGTCGGAGGCCATTGAGGTAGAGTTTGACAGGCGACGTAGCCTGTCGTACATGGTCGATTCTAACTGAAGGGAGATTGACATGGCAGACGCATTGTCGGCGCTTATTTCTGAGGTTGGAGTTACGACGCCTCCAGATCGGGATGAGGTTGTCGAGCTCAGTAAGCGCGCCAGGGGCGGCGACGAGTCGGCGGTGGCAGAGATTGTCCGTCGCAACATGCCGATGGTCATCAAGATTGCGAAGGGATGTGTTCGCAGGAATGGTGACATGATTGAACTTGTTCAGGTTGGTGCCATCGCCCTGTGGAAGTGCGCGAAAGACTATGACTGGACTCGCGGCACCAGCTTCAGCACATTTGCTTGGATTGCCGTCCAGCGTGCGATCTGGCAATCGACGCGCAAGCGTAAGCGTGACGGCGCGTTCGAGAGCGTGGACTCACTGGATGCCTTTGTGGGCCGCTTCTCGGCGAAGGATGCGGCAGGAGAGTCCATTGCCGCTGCGGTCGCTGATTTGCCTGAATACGACAGGTACGTTATTGAGCGTCGGTTTGGTCTTGACGGTGACTATCGGCAATCGACGCTCGCTCAGCTTGGAGAAGAGCTTGGCGTTTCTCGGGAGCAAGTTCGGCTGATCCAGGTTCGCGCCTTGGGACGACTCAAGGAGCGGTTGGCAGATTTGGTTTAGGACAGGAGAAAGAAGGGCAATAATATGAAAACTCGAATAGCGACGGTGGAATCCGAGCCTGACGCAGAAATGCTTGCGCATTGCTTGCAGAATCGGCTATTGCCGCGCCGTGGATATGACGCGGTGTTTTCGATTGGGAAAGACGTGTTCTTGAAGTCGATAAAACAGCCGAGTTGCGACGTGATGCGATTGGCTGTCGCGTTTGCGGCAGGATTTCGCGTCGGGCGTTACGGGTTCTGATGCAGCAACTAGGACGGGAAACGTCCGAAAAAGAAAGGTAGTGACATGAAGGACGAAAGACGGTTTGAGTTTGAGGTTCGTTTGTCGAGGAAAGTTGAGCAAATTGCGACCTTGCATTTGAAGGCGGCCACTCCAGGAGAGGCGCAGGAGCGAGCCTTAGAGCTTGAGGTCGGAAACTGTCTGTCATGGGAGTTTTGGGGGACAGTTTGTGAAAGTCCGAGAGTAGTTGAATGCTTGGAAATTGATGTCCTTGACGACTGAACCTTGGCTCTTCGGGGCCGCAACAGGAGGATGGATGGTGACGACGAACACGATACTGGAATTGCGGAGAATCTCGCAACAAATGGCTGTGCTGGCCGAGCGGCTGGATAACATGACCATCGGCGTTCAGCCGATTACAAAGCGGGATGCGGCCATCGAACTGGAG